GCTGTAGCTATCTTCGCAGTTACTTGCAATCCGGAAACACAGCAATTCATCTTAGAATTAGTGAAATAAAAAGGACTTAGGCGTATATAAAAGTGACCCTACCTGTATCACTAGAACCCGACTCAGATCCCAAACCTGAGGAATTCAGAGTCCCAGCCGCCGACACCCAAGGCCACACGGCTAGGGCCTTTTTCCGTCTCCAACCTGGTCACGATAGAGAACTTGAGTCCTTATCAGGTCCTAATTCCTGGTTTCCCTACCGTACTAAGGGAGATGTAATTCGCCATGCTGTCCAACGTCACCTAAAATGGCTAGAAACTCAAGCCCCCTTCCCTAGCATTACCAAACAGATTGATGCCATTATTGAGATTGTCAGAGAAGAGGAGTTCCAAGCTGAATTCACCCAATTGTTTGATGCCATCAGCCCCAGAGTTGCCGGTCTATTAGGGGATGGTCAGGTGGATCAGGCAAGGGTGATTGTCGGTCGGATTGGAAGGCTCATGGACGACATGCCAGAGGGGTATTGGAAGGGTAAGCACGTTGAGGAGTTGAATCGGCGGTTTGGGTATCTGTTGCAGATGGGGAGTCCTTATGAGCCTAAAGCGCTGATGGATTTATTGGAGGATAGCTAAATGGCAATGACAAAGGCAGAACAAGGGGATGTGTTTAGGTTACAGCAAGAGGTTTTGCGTCTTAGGGAGATTATCAGGGCAGTCGGTGAACCTAACCTGATAGTGGCTAGAACCAGTATGGTTTCTGGGAGAGATATTGGTATACCTGATACGGCTATAGTCCGGTTTGTATTGGGGGATCACCATGAAAATTACGCTGATGTGAGTATAGACCAACCACAGAAAGGTAAATTGTTAGTTAGGACTGGTAGACTATGTTCTATACAACCACAAGCGGCGAATACCTTTTTGGTACAGGTTGAGGATAAGTGACTACCCAACTCGGGCTCCCTCCCCCTTCCATCTTACTTGGCCACCCCAAATTTTCTTCATGGTACCCAGGCCAAGAATATGCCCTCTCCCAAGTCCTAGACTGGCTCTCAGGGCCTGAAACCTTCATGTGTGCCTCAATGCCCACTGGCTCAGGCAAATCACTCTTAGCGGTCCTCTCATCCCACCTCAGCAACCGCCGTGTATGTTTCAACACAGTCACCAAAGGACTTCAAGCCCAACTCACTTCCGACTTTTCTCAAGTAGGTATGATTGATATCCGTGGTCAAAACAGCTACCCTTGTGTCCTCCAACCCGAACAGGACCTTACTGTTGATCAAGGCCCCTGTCACGCTGGAATTAGCTGCACCTACCGTGAAAGTGGCTGTCTTTATTATGACCAGCTCACTCGGGCTAAATCCTCCCGCTCTATTGTCACCAACTATGCCTACTGGCTAGCCCAAACCAATCACAGTGACGGTGTGGGTCCAATCACTCTCTTGGTATGCGACGAAGCCCACCTTGCCTTCCAAGCTCTTGAATCCTACTTGAAGGTAGACTTCTCCAATAGTGAAATCCAAACAATGGGCATCCCATCACCTGTCAACGCCAAGGATATTGAAGAATGGAGAGGATGGGCGCTCCTGTGTATGGATATCGTGGCTGAGAACCTACAACAGGTTAAGGATGAGGTTCAAGAACTAAAGGACACTGGGGGTAAAATCTCCTCATCCTTGCTCCGTGAGGTACGCCATTGGTCGAGTCTCTATACCCGCTGTGAATCCATTCGAGCAATCAAGGGTCATTGGATCTATCAGCAGACAGCTAGAGGAGTCACCTTTACCCCTGTATGGCCAGGTAAGGACTATTCTAAGGTACTATTCCAGAACACCTCCAAAGTCCTAATTATGTCTGCCACCCTCACTGAAAAAACGGTTGCCAGTCTAGGTATTAAAGAGGGTGATTATAGGTTCTTAGAAACACCTAGCTACTTCCCTCCTCAAAATTCTCCGGTTTTTCATGTCAAAAGTGTAAGGTTGAACTATAAAACAGACGACATGGAGATGAAGTATTGGGTTAGTCGCATAGACCAAGTCATTTCCCGTCGCTTGGATCGGAAGGGCATCATCTTTACGGTCTCTTATGATCGCCGCAACCTTCTTATGTCCACCTCACACCACAAAAACATTATGCAATCCCATGCTCGGGAAGACATCTACCAAGCCGTAGCTAAATTCAAAGCTAGCCCAGCTCCTGCTATATTGGTCTCTCCTGCCATCTCTTCAGGGTGGGATTTTCCGGATGCTGAATGCGAGTATGTGATTGTTGGCAAGCTCCCTTACCCTGACAGCCGAGATCCAGTTGTGAAGGCTAGACAAGAGGATGATAATGAATGGACCTCTTTCCTAGCGATGGAAACTTTAGTACAAGTAGCAGGGAGGGGTAGTAGGAGTGAGACGGATAAGTGTGAGTGTATTATTATGGACGACAATTGGTTCTGGTTTTGGAAGCGTTATCAGAAGTTTGCTCCTCAGTATTTCAAGGATCGGGTTATTCGGAACTCGTTTGATATCATTCCGGACCCGTTAATCTGATGGGTTTTGCTCTCTACGTGGGGGATTGTCGGGAAGTCATGCCCAAACATGGTATGGTCAATCTGGTAGATGCTGTTGTTACCGATCCACCTTATGGGTTGGAATTCATGGGCAAGGGATGGGATAAGGGAGTACCAGGGGTTGAGTTTTGGGAAGCTGTAATTGGAGCTATGAAACCAGGGGCTCATTTGTTGGCGTTTGGAGGGACTAGAACCTTTCATAGATTGACTTGTGCCATAGAGGATGCCGGATTTGAGATTCGGGATTGCTTGATATGGGTTTATGGGAGTGGGTTTCCTAAGAGTTTGGATGTGAGTAAGGCAATTGATAAAGCGGCAGGGGTTAAGAGGGAAAAAGTATCTGGAGGGGTGGGACCAGCTTGGCAACGAAGTATAGGAAACACTAGGCCATGGATGGAAGAGCAGGATCATCAGATAGATGGACCTGATGCTATTACTGATGCTGCCAAAGAATGGGAAGGTTGGGGTACTGCCCTGAAACCAGCATGGGAGCCTATCATACTAGCTCGTAAGCCACTAATTGGAACTGTTGCTAATAACGTATTGGAGCATGGTGTGGGTGGGTTGAATATAGATGGGTGTCGGGTGAAATCTGAGGACATTGTATGGGAAGAACAGCGGAACCGCGTCTTTTTATCTGCCGCTTTTGTGGTGCTAGAAACCAAACTAGAAGAACTGGACCACTGCCCCAGTTTTGTGGGCGACGGTGTAGAGCGGCCTTTGAACGAAAGGGACCGAGTACACCATGCCAATATAAGCAGGCAGGGTATTGGATGCTTAGATGGAATGTCGAAGGGCAATATGTCTATCAATTCGAGCACAGAAAAGTATGGGAGGATGCCCACGGCCCAATCCCCAGAGGATATTGCATTCATCATCGAAACCACATCAAAATCGATAATAGACTGGAAAACCTGGAACTCATGTCAATCTCACAACATCTTAGCTATCACAAGAGAAAGTATCACAACCGCGATGAGGAACTTGAAGCACGCCGAATCCAGGCTAGGAATTACAGGAGCCGGAAGATGGCCAGCTAATTTGATCCACGATGGCAGTGATGAAGTGGTGGAGTTATTTCCAGAAAGTAAAGTCAGCGGGACTGCGAAACTGAATAAACCAACTACAAGTAGACCAGAAAGCGCCAACGTTTATGGAGAATATGCTCCACATACAAGCATAATACCTAATGATTCAGGTTCTGCTGCCCGTTTCTTTTACACGGCTAAAGCCTCAAAGAAAGAACGTGGTGAAGGCAACAATCATCCAACTATAAAACCTCTCCAACTTATGCGCTACCTCTGCCGCCTTATAACTCCACCAAACGGCCTAATCCTCGATCCATTCATGGGCTCAGGCTCTACCCTAGTCGCAGCCACCCTTGAGGGCTTCCACTCCATTGGCATCGACACCGAGCCCAGCTATGTAGCAATCGCCCACAGAAGAATTAGGGAGGCGATCCACCAACTTAAATAAAGGAGGTACTTTATGCGGGGCTGCTGTTTTAATGGCCCCTAACTAAAAGATTTTTTGAGCCAGGCTTGACAATTAGACAAACCCTCTATACCATTACCCCAAATCAAAACCTAAATCGGAGGTCACCAAATGGTCCAACAGCAAGGTATATCACTCGATCCAGAAACCTTTTCAGAGGGTGGAGGCCCTCCTGTAGACAAAAACCTCCGAATCACAGCAGCCAGGTTCGAGCACTTTGACTATGATGGAAAAGCTCCCAGAGCCTTCGTTGCCCGACTCGACCTAGTTGACGACAGCGGCCAAACTCACAGCCAACGATATACAGTTGGTGGTGACCCCAACAGGTTCAGCCCCTCCCAAGACGGACACCTTGCTATCCCAATGGTAGCTGGAGCCAAGATCAACAACGCCAGCAACTTGGGCATCTTGATAACAGCCTTAGTGAGCTGCCAATTCCCTAAAGAAAAACTAGCTCAAGCCGACATATCATGCCTTGACGGACTCTATGCCTATTGGATCGGGATGCCTGAGCCAGAAAGTAGAAAAGGACTAGCTGCTCAAGGTGAAACGAGAAGGGCTAGTGTTATACTAGTACCTTCCCAGATCATTCAACAAGCCAATGGGGCTGCTCCTGTAGCTGCTGTTCCGGTTGCTGCGATGCCTCCTGGTATGGTAGCTCCTGCTCCTCAAGCTGCCCCTGTTGCTGCTGTTGCTGTCGCTCAAGCTGCTCCCGCTCCTGCTGCCCCTGTCCCAGTTCAAGCCGTTGCTCCTCCTACGGCTACCCCTCCAGCTGCTGCCCCTGTTGCTGGTGATGCTGCTGCGATGATACTAGCCTCCCTAGCCAAAATCCACGCATCTACTAACGGAGTCTTCACGACACAGCAGTTATACCCTCAAGTACAGGCTGATAACCCTGTTGAGGGAATGACCCTTCTGCCTCAAGTTCCAGGCGTCTTGGCTGCGAACGGTTACCAAGTAGATCCCACAACCCAGAACGTCACCAAGGTGTCCTAACACAAAGGAAGTGGAAGGCGACTCAACAACAGTTCTCTTAGCGAGTGAGCTTTGGGATCTGGCAATTGATATCAGAACCCGCTCAATACTGGAGGGATGGTGGGATGCGGAAGTTGGTAGTTGGGATTCCTCACCATCCCTCCCAATTGTAACCATATTAGGGTTAGGTATCCGGTGGTATACGGCCTTTCCAACCTGGTCATACCCAAAAGCGTCAACATAAGGATGAAATGGAACGTTCAGAAAAGATACTCCACATTAAAGCAGGAATTAAAACGCTAGAAGAGCAAGCCTGTCAATGTGATGTTATGATCGGCTTCTCTTGTGGTGTTCATTTTGCAGTCTCGAATTTGATCCAATTAATTGAGGAAGTCTTAGAGGGATAGTGTCGAGATCGATTCCATCAAAGTTCCCTCTTAGTGAAGTCTCAGATATCTTGGACCCACATGAAGTCCGAGATCCTGGATACCATGTGACCGACCTTATTAGGGTTGCCGGTCAAATGGCTAAGGGGAAGTCGGTTGAGGGGGAACCATTCGTAGAAAACAACCTAATGTCCTGGGGTCGGATATGGGAAGCAGCCGTTCGACCCTGGACCAAGAACTATTGTGGCAAACTTGGACTAGGAACCGAGTTCGGGATTAAACGGGAGAAAGATGGCATAATAGCTAACCTTGATGGTAGGTGTAAATTCCCAGGCTTCTTTGATACCTTCGCTGTAATCGAGATGAAGGCCACTACCATTAGAGATCCAGACCCTACTCAGAATTGGGAAAGAGACCACCAAGCTAGGTCCTATTGTTACATTGAGAACACAACATTGGCATGGTTCTTAATACTACATGGTACCAGCCGACCTCCTGACTTCCAGCCCTATCTCTATCAGGTTGAATATGAGCAGTGGGAATTAAATGAGACCTGGGAGATGATACTGAGAATGCGAGATTACATGAATGCTAGAAGTTAATCAAATCTATACTGGGGATTGCGTTGAGGTGATGAAGTCCCTTGATGATGACAGTGTGGATTTGGTTGTCACTAGCCCACCCTATGACAATCTCAGGATGTATCATGGGTTTGAGTTTGACTTTGAGGCCATTGCTAGGGAGCTGCATCGGGTTGTGAAGGAAGGCGGGGTTGTTGTGTGGGTGGTAGGAGATGCGACGATTAAGGGAAATGAGACTGGCACTAGTTTCAAGCAAGCGCTGTATTTCAAGGAAATTGGATTCAACCTTCACGACACGATGATTTGGTATAAACCCAACGCTATGCCTCAAGTAGATAAGAGCAGATTTACTCAAAGTTTTGAATACATGTTCGTGTTTAGTAACGGTAAACCTAAGACAGCCAAGCCGATTATGGTGCCTACAAAAACCTCAGGTAAAACAAGGAAAAGAACAAGCTTTAATGTAGAGAACATCAATAAGGCGGTATCTATCCTAACCACCAAACCTGAAAGAATTTCGTTCAACGTATATACCACAAGGACCATGACGGGACAACCAGAATTAGGAAATGGTACTAAGAGCAAACATCCAGCCATATTTCCTCATCAGTTAGCCTACGATCACATAGTTAGCTGGAGCAACGAAAACAATGCGGTACAACCTGCCGAGCTGCCAAAGAACTCAACCGTAACTACATCGGAATCGAAATCAGCCATGAATACGCGATCGAAGCCAGAAATCTACTAGGAATTAAGGAGGATAAGACAATGGACTGGGGATGCTGCGACCAACCTAACCTTCAATGGAACTTTATGGGAGACACCGCTGACTTGAAATGCCAAGCCTGTGGTGAATCTTGGACACCTGTTCATTCAGAGCGGCCAATCCATACAGATGTCTCTTCCAGTAACAGTAACGTCACTAACCCCCTTGATGATGGCACTTACCAAGCGGCCTGGAAAACTCTCCTAACCCGAGTCAGTGAAAAGACCAGTTGGGGTAAGAACCTGCTTCGAGATGTGATGTTGGACTGCTTAACCAATCCTGATCCCGCTGAACATCCTTCTCCTTCCCCTACTGAACATCCGATGGATGGCGTGGTTGATTTAGCGGTTGATATATCCAGTGGCTCATCTACCATTGATGCAACCGATGGGGTTTTAACACCGGTAACAGAAACGGTTGAGGAGTCTT